CCACATATTCTTAAACTTAGACACCCCTGACTGTCCAAGTTGAAAGCACATCTCCGATAAGACGTGTTGAGCTGTTTCCGGTAAGTCATCTATACCGTTTTGCGACATTAATTGTTTTGCTTGAGCTATTGCTCTGCTTAAATCTTTATCAAATACTGCTTGTAATTCTTCTTCGGTGTATTCTTTACCAGCAACAAAATTATCTGCTGCGACAACCTTATGACCCCACCCAATGGTATCGAATCCTTCGGTATCTTGATATATTTTATTTCTAAAACCTTCACTTAATTTTACTGATTTAGATAATTCTTCGTAACTCATTTACCCTTAATTACTTTCTGTAAAGTTCTAGCTTGTTTGGCATGTGTGTTAGATGCCTTCTTTAATGCTTTCATTACTTTTTTTACTCTCTTTACTTTTGTTTTTTTCATTTTTTTTTAAACATGTTTATTGCAGCAGGTCCCGCACGCACGCCCAGTGAGACACTGCACGCTAAATATAAAAGGTGGCGATAATACTCAGGCAGTCCAGAGAGTATCTCAAAGCCACGTTCTATGTGTGGTTGCATAAAAGGCAGGAATGCACAAATTGCTGGAATCATTAAGGCTAGTAAAACGAACTCATCTTTCCAGCTTCCCTTCATTTGTTCTACGGCAGTTTGCTCCCACTTAACCTTACCGGCAATTTGATCTTCTTTAAGTTTAGTGGCCGCTTTTACTGATGTAAGTTTTAATTCTTGTTTTGCTTTTTTAGTTTCTACAAAACCCTTGACGCCATCTGCGACGACGCCAAGTAAGGGCTTTGCTAATAATTGCCAAACCATTAATTTAGATTGCTCCTATGATTACGATTACGATAATTGCTACTATAGCAGCTTTAATCCAATCCTTCATTTTCCAGTCGGACCATTCTTTTAAATGATCAACTAAGTCTCTTAGTAAGTTCATAGAACCTCCTTTTTTCTAAAAGGTTTTATTACTTTACACCCTTAAAAGCAACTTTTTTGATTTGAGCGTTGCTTGTCTGTCCTTGTGGACCACTACCTTTGTTTTGTTTTACAACAAAAGGCGAGAAAACAACTGCTGCATCTGAGCCTACTTTCATCTTAGGAAAAGGGTTAGTTTGTTTAACCACTTCTACTTTTGTTTTTTTAAAATTCATTAATAACCTCTCTTTGCAATGCCAAAACCACGAATGGCAATTCTTTTCTTTATACCAGATTTCTTTTTAACCTCGCCACCTTTTTTATATTTGCTAGCTAAATCTTTGTCTATTTTTTGTTGAACTTCTTCTGGTAGTTTAGAAAAACCTTTGAATTTGTTTGGAACTTCTCCATCAGTTTTTGCATCACCACCCTCGTTAAATTTTTTTACAACTCCGCCGTCTTTTTTACCCATTGGATTAGCTTTATTTTTAGCTCTTATTCTTCTTAATTTTTCAGCAAGCATAATTGCTTTATCTTGATCTGACATTGTTTTTTTAGGATTTTCTTGATCAAATTCCATGGCAAAAACTCTATTTACCATTTCAATTATATCGTCAGGTGTAGTATTTTTCATTGCGGTAGAAACAGCGACAGGATCTGCCATGTTTAGCAATTTAATTTCTTCTTTATTAAGATTACTTTTAATTTTGCCTAGATCCGTTTTTTCATTCATGACTAATGTATAGTAGGTTTTAGCAGATTTAGCAAGTCTCTAGAATTATGATTCATAATTTCATCATATTCTTTCTCTGAAAGGTTATCATGATAAAGCATTTTAGCTACTGCCATCATGGCACCTGCTAAAAGCACATGATCTTCAGACGAATTAGTGTTTTTATCCGCCATTTTCATTAAAGAATTAAAATAATTGCTTATTTTTTCTGTTGGAGTCATCATAATATAAATATTAGACTGATAATTCGATTTTACAACTTACTTTTTACGTTTTTTTGTAATTCCTGCCTGATTTAAAGCAATGGCAAGCGCTTGTTTACGATTTGTTACCTTTTTTTTCGATTTTCCTATGTTTAATTTCTTTTTTTTAAACTCTTTCATGACTTTACTAACCTTTTTTTCAGCAACACCACCTTTTTTTAATCCTTGTGCACGTAATCGTGCTGTAGCTTCCGTCAAACCTCCACCTTTAAACCCTTTTATTGATGTAAACTGCGGAACCCTAACCCCTGCCTTTAAAAGTTTTCTGATATCTTTTGGATCTATTGATTTTTTGTTAGCTTTTAGTTGTCTTCTAAGTTTTCTTATCTCTGCTGCTGATAATTTCATAATTTATGACCCCCTGTTTTTTGCCATATTAACATTTGCTCTTAATTGAGCAATCGCTTCCTGTGAATCAATCTTATCTTTAGCTAAATTCTCTGTTTGATTTACTTTTTGTTTTTCTAAGTCTAATCTTTCTTGATCATTTAGGGCTCTTCTATTTATTTCGGCTTCTTGTATATCAAGATCACGTTTTTTTAGATCTAGTAATGGATCTGTTTGATTAGATTCTAAGTATTCTTGTTCTTCTGCTACCATTTCTTCTGTTTTTTGTGCAACTAAAGCAGCTATTTCTTTTTCATTTTGAATTTGGAATTGTTGAGCTAGCTCTGGCGGTATTTGACCACCAAACTTTTCAGCTTGTTCTTGTATTATTGGAGCATTTTTCATTTCAATTTCTTCTCTTGCCGCTTGTGAAATATGCTCGGATACATGAGACTGTAAAATGATTAATACTTGTGGATTATTTTTAACTAAAAACGATGACATGAATGCTCGGTGAGCATTGATATGAGCCGTGTGATCTTGACCAGGAAAAACTCTTAGTGTTTGACCACGCAAGGATAGTGAATTTTCTTGTCCAGGGTCCGTGGGCCTTGGTTCTTGAGGCGCAGGTAAAATAGTATCGATACCGTCAACACCTAACGCCATATACATTCTACGATATGCTTCGTAAATGTTATGTATTTCTGGATTAGATTGAGCTAATTGTAATTGTGTTTGAGCCAACGAAATACGTTGAGTCATAGAAAAAATATTTGGATCACTTACAGGTATTACATCTACACGTTCATCAAAATCTAAAACTTTAATTTGTCTATTTCCACCACGAACAGAGTATGGATAACTTGGTGGTAAGTATTCTGAGAACACTCTTGCTAATATTTTAAACTCGATATGTTGTGCATAATACAATCTTTTGTGTATGCTTGACATGACCCGTGAACCACGTTCCAATAATGCCATAGTTGTACCAACAGGATTTGCTTGTGAACCTTCGCCAATCTTTTGATCAGCAATAGAAGCGAACTCTCTACCACTTTGTACAACAAATCCTAATAGTTGAAATAATGTTGCATCAGGACCCTTGTAAGGTAGTGGCATTAATCCTTCTCGTATAGCACCTCCTGGTGCATCAACGTCTCTAAATTCACCTGGCTGTAATGGTTGATCATCATCCCTGATACGTAAACCACGTGCCTTGAACCCTGCAGGTAAATTAGATAATGTTCCTGCATCAATTAGTTGACGTAATGCTGCTGTAGCAGTTCGAGATAAACCACCTAACATGTGTATTAAACCAAAGCCATAAAACCCAAGCCCGGGGAGGAATTTAAAGTGAACAAAATATGATATTTTTTGTTTGCTTGGGTCTGTTGGCTTATAGTTTCTGTACACCGACAGAACTTCACCTGAGTTTTCGTCAATCGTAATAATGTATGGTAATTTTATACCTGTCTGTTTACCAGTTGGATCGACATCCTCAAAACCTTCTATATCGCATTCAGCGTGAAACTCTATTAAATTAAATTCATAATCATCATAACTGTTTTCTACTCCCTCAAGATTATTCATTTTTTCTTGTACAGGAGACTCTTCGGAAATACCTGGTTTTAACTCAATGTCTCTATAAAAACCTGATACTTGTTTTTTTCGTAAATCATTTTCTGACATTTTTAAAACGTGTGCAATTCTCTCTGCACTTTGTAAATCAGTAGCGTTGTAAGGCACTACTAATAAATCACTTGGAATAAACTTTGATACAGCTCTATTTAAACTTGCATCATAATAAACTTTTTTAAATGCAGATCCTGCTAAGGGTAAATGAAATAATAGTTGATCCATTTCAGGATCATATTCTTGCATCACATTTGTGATTTGATAATTCATAAAATCTTTAACACGTTCTGCTTGCTGTTCTTTATCAGGAGACGCTTCTCCAACGATACTTACATCTACAGGACCTTTAGCTGGTAACATTTCTCTATAAGCATGAGCTTGAAATTGTGTAACAGACTCAGCTAATAGTGGGTGAGTTACACCACTTGCTCCTTGAAACGGTTGAGATCTTTCATCATACTTAAACCCAAGTAAATCTAATCCCTTTGCATAGCCTTCTTCCCATTCTTTACGAGAAGATTTATCATCTTCAAAGTCTCCTAAAAGTTTATTTGATATTCTTTTAAGTTCATCTTCAGAAATAAAATCTGCTAAATTAGAATAAAAATCCATTTGCGGTGGTTGTTGTGGTGCATTTAATATTGCCCCACCATCATCTGTCATTACGACATCTATTGGTTGTTCATCACCTACATCTACTGTTACTTCTTTTGCTTCAATTGGTGCAGAAGTCGGATCTAACCTTTTATCAACTGCCATTAGTTCATCCTATTCATTAAAAGATTCATCAGCATATTTTCTCCTTGTACCATTTTTTGTGCGGCAGGTTCAATAACTTCTTCTTCAACAAAAGGTAAAGCAACATCTTTTACTTTTTTTCCTGCTTGAATTAACATTGGTATATCCATCGCAAAACCAATACCTCCTGTTGTTGCACCAAAAGCACCTTTACTTACAAGCGAAGCCACAGCTGCTAAAGCAGCCTTTGCTTTTGTAGGGTTAGTTTTAAACAGTTTATCTATTTGAGCCAAAGCAAAATCTAGGTTTAACTGTTGAGCTTTGTTTAAAGTATTTTTAGCCGTCTCTCTAATTTGCGTGTATATTTTTGATTGTGTCTTTGGTTTATCTACTCCAGTCGCTGATCCTTTTGTCTCAAATATAAAATCAAAATTCTTAGCAAGATATTTATTTTCAAATGCTTTTGAAATTTTAGGGATTCCATTTTTACCAATGGTGATTACGTTTTTGTATTTTGGATTAACAACAAATTTATTGCCTTTTTTTGTTACACCTTTCGACAAAATATCTTTTCTCATCTGCTCAGCGTATTCAGTTAAAAAGCCTGAACTTTTTACTAATTTAATTTGATTATCATTAAGACCTTTAAGTGCCGTGTTTCGATATTTTTTCATCGCTTCATTGTAACCATCAAAATCGTCAAGGTAGTCGTTTATGTCAGGGACATTTTTTATTGCATTAATCTGTGCAGTTTTTATGCCACCTTTTTCAAATACTTCAAATATATCTGGACCCATTTGACGTTTGACATCTGATCCTGAAACAATATTTCTAATTCTTGATGTGTCTCTTTCAACAATTGTATCATCGGCAGTATTAAGTGCATCAATTACACTCCCCATAGTTTGTGTAGACGATGCTAATTTTGGTTTGTTTTTTAATTTTTCTACCATCTGACCTAGTAAGGCATCTCCACCATTACTTAAATTTACTATGCCTCCGTCAGCTTTTTTATCGACATCAACAGGTTTAGGAAACAATATTTCAATGACCTCATCATATTGTTCTTTTGTATAGTCACCACGTTCATATTTTTTATCCGCAGCGTCTTTCGCTATCTTAAGAAGTAAACTGCTTAATCCTACTGGTTGTCCTATTCTGTCATCACTAGCCATTAATAATATTCCCTCATGTAGTGCATGTCCCGTGGTTCGTCTTCATAGTCACTAGGTAAATTAATAAAATTACCTTGACGAAAACGCATAACCGCTTGAGTCATGCTGTCAACTAAATCATCATGCTCACCATAAGGGAAAGCTGCGCATTCTTCAATCATTTCTTCTGCCCATCGTTCATTTGGATAATATACCTTACCAGCTTCAAATATAGGTGCAACGGAGTTTACACGAACATGCTTATCGTTTCCTCTACTTGGTGAAAAATTTACGACAGGGACTCCTAGCTGACGTAATTCTTGAGTTAGGGGGGTGCCACTGGCTTTGGCTTCAACTATCACTGTTTCTGGTTCCCAGTATTTATATTGCTCTAATGCAATTTTTTTTAATTCAGGGAAATCCCACCTCCCTTTTTTGACATCAACAAGAATTAGGTGTGCCCCCTTGTTCGGAGGATAGAAAACACCCCATGTTGAGATCGCAGAAAAGTCTGCTGTTTCCTTCCTACTAAAAGCGGTATCATAGCTTTGAATAACATGAACCATTTCTGGTATGTCCTCTTTCTCCCATTCCTGCCACCATTCTCTTTTGATAATACTACCCTCTTCTGATGTGGGATTCTGTTGCCATTGTGCTTGCCACTTTGATTCGGACAAAGATGCTTTTACTGCTTCAAGTTCCTCTAACTTCCAATAGTTAGGCCATACTGGTTTTTCACTTGGCAGGATAGCTGGAAACTCTACAACTTCCCATTGATCAGCTTTTGGTTCTGATTGTGCACGAAGCAAGTTACCTGTTAAATCTTTCGTGGACCAACGTGTCATAACAATGACGATAGCACCACCAGGTTGCAAACGTTGTCGAGGACCTGATGTATACCACTCGTAAGCTGAATCCATAGCCGTTTCACTTAATGCATCTTGCTCGGAATGTGGATCATCTATAATTAATAAATCTGCACCACGCCCGGTTATCGCACCACCGATCCCTGCTGCATAAT